AGACATCTCAAAAAGATGGGGGTTTTTGGACAGTTGCAGACGAATATTCTGACTTAAAGTTAGATTCTCCCCCTTTGCACTGGATTCCGGCTGACAACAACGAACATGCCACAAGAAACAGAATTAACGAACTTCTCAAACGAGTCAGTATACAGTTTATCAAAAAATCTAGTAACTACCCCAACGGTTGTTTTTATACCATTAATGAGTTACAATCCCAAAGAAGAAAATCTCTTGGTTACATCGACGGGAAACAAATTTTCTGTGATGATAGAGAAGAAAGCGTAGCAGATCATGCTTATGACTGTATTCGTTATTTTGTTGCTATGCATGGGTCGGGGCGATCTTTACCGGCTCGCAGAATACCACAGAATAGTATCAAATGGTTCAAAATGATGAAATCCCGTTCCGAAGGTTTGAGAGCATTGAGTGCCTAAACAGACCATAGAAGATAATATCTGGGGCCGTCGCCTCGATGCGGCTGATAAGTTTTATCGGTCTTGGGAAGGTCTGTTTAAATGTGATATTCTTGATAAATACTATGAAGGTGAACAATGGCGATCTCAGCGACAACTCGGATACAACCCTTATGTAATTAATAAAGTGTATGAAACTATTCAGATTAAGATCGCGAATTTCATACCTACATTTCCCTCCTTTTTGGTGGCCTCCCGAGTTGGTAATGAAGACGACATTGCGACTGCTGCTCATTCAGCTCAACTTAAGGAAGATTTACTTAACACCATAACGCAAGACCCCGAAAATAACTTCTCTGAAGAAGTGGAGATGGCTTATAAAGATTCTTTCTTCCGTTTCGGTATGATTGAGGTAGGATATGCAGCAGACTGGATCGAAAACCCGAATGCACCAAAACCTCTTTTAGGAAAGGACACAGATGTACGGTTATCCGATAGGCTTAAACGAAGAATTATTGAAGAACCTGCTGAAATTCCCCAAAACGAACGGGTCTACTTCAAACACATACCTGCAAAAACCTTTCGAGTGGGGGGAAACGACCATAAATATCTCAACAGGTGTGGATGGTGTGGATACTATGAATTTGTCGATAAAGATGATCTCCTTGCCCTGAAGAAACTGATGAATCGTGACAAAGTGGAACAAGCCACAGTCAGCGACTCTGAGGAAAGTAATAGGGAAACTGTAAGGCATGATACTGCAGAATATGCACGGAACAGTCTCAAAATATGGCATATTTGGGATCTTAAAGCCCAACTTCGTCTCTTAGTTCTAGACAGCCCAAAAGTAACAGTTTTCCAAAAGAAGTATGGCTTTCTGCCTCTCTTTGACCTTAGGCCAGATAGGAGACTTATTACTAACGGGTTTTATCCAATCCCACCAGCATTTCATTGGTTGTCACCTCAAGACGAATACAACGAAACTAGAGAAATGCTCCGGGCTCATAGACGCAGATTTGTACGTAAATTTCAAGTCCTAGAGGGAATGGTAGATGATGAAGAAATCGAAAAGTTTGAAACCGGCCCGGATGGAGCACTCATTAAAGTCAAAAGAGAAAACTCCATCACTCCGGTCGAAAATGCTGATCTTGGGCAATCTGTCGAGCAAAGCATCGCAACAAGTGCAGACGATCTTAACAGAATCTCTGGAACATCAGATGAAAGTAGAGGCGTTGCTGATCGCACAACAGCTACACAAGCAAATATTGTTAATCAACGCACAGGCATTAGAGATGGGAAAGAGCGTGATAGAGTTGTCAAGTGGTTCTCGCACATTGGCCGAGCGGTCTTACTTATAGTAAGAGAGAAATTTACAGGCAAAACTCTAGCTAAACTCTCACAAGCTGAAGGAGAAAGTTTCCTCGGATCTATAAATCCCAACAAGCCATTATATAGATACATTACGGCTGAGGATTTGAAAGATGGGTATGATTTTAAAATTGATGTGGATGTTACTTCTATGTCCACTACTGCCCAAGTGGATGAAAAAAAGAAATTATTGGAATACCTCTCTGTCCTTACCCAGTTCCCAATGGTGGCTTTTTCGCCTTATCTCGTTAGAGAAATTGCGTATCGGGTTGGATATAGGAACGAAAAAGCTATTGCAGAGTTCCAACAAATGGCTCTATTAATGGAATTGGCAAGAATGAATCAACTCAAGCAAGCTGCAAATCCAGCTCCTCCTCAAATGCCACAACCTGGAAATGCACCGCAACAAATTACTCAACAAGCTACACCGCCAGCTGGAGAACAAATTCGCAATCAGTTAGCAAATCAACTTCCGGCCGCAGCAGGGGGACCGATGCAATGACCCAGAAATTCAAATGTGGATCTTGTGGAAATATACTTAATATTGATACCCAAAAGAATTCTCCTATAGATGTAGTTTGTTGGAAATGTGGAAGTATAGGGAATAAAGTTCTTGTCACAACTAAGTAAGATTACCCAAGACGAGAAGGATTTAGCTAATAGAAGTATAACTATTAGTAGGTTGATCTCTTCTAAGCGAAAGTTCCATATTAATGAGTCCAGATGTGTAGCGAATGTAGATTATGATCCTGAAACCTCAATCCTTACAGTGGAGTTCCAAGCCAGGGGAACATACATTTATAAGGATGTTCCACTCGATGTCTTCGTTGACTTTGCAGATTCTGGAAGTCAAGGGAGATACTTTAATTTGTATATCAGAGAAAAATATTCAACTGAAAGAGTCTCCTAATGCCAAGTCTTGAAGAAGCAATTGCTGATGCAGCGACAGAACTGACAAAAGAAACAGATAAGTCTAAAGAAACCAAACCTAGAAAGACTTTAGCTCCAGAAATTGGTACTGACGATACTGAAGAAGAACAGACACAAGAGCATGAGTCTGATGACGAAGGTCAAGAATCTGACGCCTCTCAAGAAGATGAACTTGATGACGCTTCAAAAGATGAAGCTCTCAGACTTTACAAAGCTCTAAAAGATCCAAAAGCCGGGCCGGCCGTGCTTGCAGCACTTGCCCAACAAGCCGGACTTCTTGGTAAAAACACTCCCGAGACAAAAACGGAAGTGGCGACTGCTAAAAAGCAGGTGAAAGAAATTCTCAAGGATTCACTTCCTGAGAATATGAAGTTTCTTGCGGATCAGCTTGGCCCGGCTATTGAAGCTGTGTTTGAGCAAGAACGTGAGGAACAAAATGAAAAGTTTCAACAAATTGAAATTCAGAGGGTGGAAAATCAAGTTATTGAAGCTTATAAAAGACTCGCCAGAGATACAAAAGGCGATTCAGTAAAGTTAGAAGCAAGGATGGCAGAGATTTCTAAGAAAATTTCGCCCGCTCCTGATGTTTCCGTCAACGAATATATTGACTATCTGTATCAAATTGCCTCAGGGGGCAAAGGAACTCAAGTTTCCTCTTCTCGGCAGGTAGCAGATCGAATCCGACGGAATGCCAATGATTTACCGTCCCGACTTCGCACCACAACTGGAAGTTCTGACGATAAGGATTGGATACCAAAGAAAGCAATAGGGCTTAAAGGAGCTGTTAATTTGGCTCTTGAACAACTTGCAAAACAGAGAAAGTAAACTATGTCTGTCACTTTCGGGAACGCATCTGCTCCCTCACAGGTAACTACTAATCTAGATTCACTTTTTGGTCTTAGTCTCGCTGCTTACCGCAAAGAGCTAATTGACAATATTGGGGCAACTAACGCATTTTTCTTTGAAATTCTCCGAAAAGACCTTTATGAAGGTCAAGATGGTGGAACATATATTCAAATTCCACTAATGTATGCTTTGCAGACGGCCGACAGCTACGACGGTTATGACGAACTCTCAACTGTTCCGGTCGATGGAATCACTGATGCTATTTATCAGTGGCGCCAGTGTGCTGCTGCTATTGCATATTCGATGAAAGAAGTAAAGCAGAACAAACAGAAACTTGTTGATCTTGTTCGTAGTCGTATCAAACAAGCAGAAATGGGACTTCAAGAGTTTTTCGCACAGTCCCTAATGTGGGGGGCCGCAAGTCAGGGTGGGGCACTTACTGCACCTTATGTAAGTACAGTCAATGGTTCTTCTTCTATCGAACCAATTTCTGAACTTATTGCCTATACTCCCACTGCTGCTCTTACTGTTGGTAACATTGCACAGGCTAGTAATACTTGGTGGCAGAATAAAACTCTTACTTCCGCGGCCGCCGGGTATGACGCATTCTTGCTTGAAATTGATCAGATTTTCAATAGAGCAAGCCTTGGTACTGGTGGTAAAGTGAAACTTGTTCTGATGGATGAAACTACTTATGAACTTATGGTTCATGCTGTCTATCAGAAATACCGCTACACTGAAGATCGTGTAGATGAAGCGTATCCCTTTGAAAATATCAAGTACAAAGGGGCACATTTTGTCATGGATGACAAAGTACCTGATGTGAAAAACTCTATCATTCCCACTCTTACTGGCGGCGCTGGTAATCCTACTTCTCTTACCAACGGCTCCGGATTTTTTATCAATCCTGAGTTCTTCAAGATGGTTTATGAGGAAGATTCCGATTTCAAAATGCTTGAAGACGATAATGGCAAAACCATGTTTAAGCCTGTTAATGGCGATTCGCGTGTAGGACATGTTGCATGGATGGGCAATCTTACTTGTGATAATCGCCGTAAACAAGGTGTAATCGGTGGCGTGGCCAGAACCCTAACGACCCCGTAGAGTTAAATACGGGAGATATAGAGAGATAAATCTATGCGTTTTAAACAGGTTGGTAATAAACGAGATGATGTTTGTCTCGTAGTTCGTAATGCAGATACAGTAGCACTGACACCGGGTCAAGCTGCTATTCTTAATTTTCCATTCACATCTACTTCTGTAACAAATCCAGGATTAGATGTAGTGGGATATATCAATGCCCAAACAAATTTCAGTGGTGTAACGGCCCAGGCTCTCCTATATGGAGTAGTTGTAAGTCCTCCATCTTCTGCTGGAATCCCTGTTAATGGTTATGGTGAAGTTCAGGCTTTTGGATATTGTCCAAATGTACAACTTACTCTAGCCACACGTGCTTCGACTAACAGTACCTGGCCTTCCTATGCTGCTATTAATGGGTCGGCCGGAATTGTTGGTCTTTATGCAGAATCACTAGCTAATGGATTTACTACAAATGCAATTCAGTCATTTGCAAGTATATCCACCGCTGGATCTCCAAGTGCTTTTACCCAATTTCTTGCTCCTCTTATTCTTGGTGGTACTTCTATTGCTTCTGCAACTACACAAGCTTCAAGTGTTCAGGCTGCTAATACAGCCCTGACTTTGAGTGTAGCTGCTTTTGTTCGTATTCTATAGGTTCCATATTCCTTCTATGGGGAGGACAGCAAACTCCCCACTTTTCTTATGAAAATCAAACCTAAACATATTACTAATACTCAGAAAAAGATATTAGAAGACTTAACTCCTCATTTTGATAAAGATCAATTGAAAAAGCATTTCTTTAATATAAAAGGGAAATCAGAATCTATTTATGATCTTTCTTTTACTCAAGCTCGAAAATTAATTGAATCCTTAACTATATCTCTCTTATGAAAATCCTAATTGGTATCAATTGTCTCACTTCTGTAGAACAGATAGCATATGCTAATCATCTACAACTTTTCTATAATCTTGGAAAACGCCATCCAGATTGGACTGTTCTTATCAACACTCCACGTCGAATGTCAATAGATAGAATGAGAAATGCTTCCGCTAAAATCGCACTTGAATTTGAGTGTGATTATCTCATGTTTATTGATGACGACGTTATTGTACCTATTGGGTGTATAGAACAGATGATTGAAAGGGATGTAGATATAGTTGCAGGTTGGACTATTATCCGTGGCTGGCCCTTCGATAACATGTTCTTCAAACTAGACGAAAAGAAGAACTTGAGAAATTATGAAGTTGAGCGCGGCCCAGGAATTGTAGATGTGGATGCTGTTGGATTTTCATGTGCTTTGATTAAGTGTAGTCTACTTAAAAAGATCAAACCCCCTTACTTTGTCACTGGCCCATATAATACGGAAGATATTTATTTTTGTGTCAAGGCTAAAGATACGGTTCCTGATTGTTCCATTATTGTAGATTGTGGAATTGAGACAGCACATATTATGGGGCCAGAAGTAATTGCTCCTTGGAATCGAGAGGAATACACAAAATATTACAAAGCACAGTATCGAAACGAAGAAGAAACTCAGACTACTGAAGGCGACCGCAATGAGAAATATAAGGAGATGGTATATAGTGTCCTCCCTTAATCTTTGTTGCGGCCGGAACAAACTCAAAGACTACTTGAATGTAGATTTGAATCAGGAATATGAACCTGATCTTTCTTTTGATATTCGGGAAATTTTTCCACTGGAGTCAGAAAGTCAAGATGAAGTTCTTCTCTTTCACTCAATTGAGCATATTCAGAAATTCTACCATCGAAGACTCTTCAAAGAAATACATAGAGTCCTTAAACCTGATGGTAGATTCTATATGTCATTTCCAGAATTTAGGATTGTTGCCCAATACTGGATTGAAAATTACAAAGGAAGCCGGGAGTTCTGGACAGACGTACTTTACGGCCGTCAGGAGAATATCTATGACTTCCATGTAGTTCCGATGGAAACTGAATCTGTGAAAGTAGATTTAATTGAAGCCGGATTTAAAGATATTAATGTAGCTCAGGAACAGCCTGAATGTTTTAACACTATTATTAAATGTGTAAAGACAGTTCCTCAGTTGAGCTATGAAGATGTATTACAAGCTGATATTGACAAAATTGTTGTATCTGTTATATGAGCACTCGTCTTGATATGCAGGTTCGTCTGCAAAACTATCTTAACAATTCTGTCTATTATACGACAGATGATCTAAACAACTCTATTCAAGATGGGGATGATGAGATCTGTGCATTTACTGGATGTGTATGGAATTCGGCAGTAATTCCATTTACTCAATTTACTACATATTATGATTTACTTACCTTACTTCCTGATTATATCGGGATATATGCAATGTATAACGCCACTATTAATAGATGGATGTGGCCCCAATCACTTAAAAAGTTTAACCAAGTTCGAATTGATTGGGACAATGCTTATGGTACCCCGTATTATTTCGCTCCTATCAACCACAGATATGTTGCGATATATATGAAACCTTCTGTAGCTAACTATGGAAATATGATAGTTTTCTACCGGGCACAAGGGCCAGCATTAGCGGACAGTACGACCATTCCGATTCCAGATGAACATCTACTTGTATTAGAATCTTATTCTAAGATGGACTTGTGGGAACAAGCACAAGAATTTAGCAAAGCAGAAGCAGAATTTAAGAATTACACAACTGTATTGGATAAATTAAGAGTACTCATGCGTAATCAGAGAAATCGGGATCGGATGATGTCTTTGAGATAGTCTCATGCCCATCTGGTCTACATCTTTCTTAGATCAACTCCAATCTGATGCTATTGGCCAGATAGCTATTGATATTAATTGTATATTTGCAAGAGAATGTCTAGCTACAACTTCAGGCACAAGCGTAATTACACTTCCTTCTTATATTCGTACTGTCCGCCGAGTCACATGGCGGGGACGTTCCCTAGATGCTCTTAATTGGGAAGAACTTACAATGGTGACTCCGGCCACAGTTTTTGTAAGTAACCATAATCCTGCAAATGTGGAGTCATCAATAGGGCGTCCTCTTTATTATGCAATGCACCCAACTAATCCTTGGGATATAAGACTTTATCCAACTCCTGACGAGTCTTTTACTACAACTGGAGAAACTGATGTTTACTCACCTCAAGTTAATACTCCTAGTTGTATTATCGACTATTACAGAGAACCTGATACTACTAATTCCAATCCTGTTGTGTCTCTCCCCTCTTATATTCTCAGGCGTACGCAAAAAGCTTGGTGTGCTTGGAAAGCGTTTAGTGCAGAAGGTCCGGGCCAGTTTTTGAGGGCCGCCAGCTATTATCAGATGAAATATAATTTTCTCATAGAACAATTTAGATTGATAAATGAGGGTTGCTTCGTTGGCAAGAAGTACGCGGTCGATGACGGTCTGCTTTCTATAGATGCGTTTAGATACCCAAAACCCATACTGCCAAGTAACTTCGAAATGGAGCGCTTTTAAATGGAAACTCAAGAACAGCAGTTTTACGACGGCATCAGACTTCGTGGTGCCTTACAAATTCATTTACTCGATCCTGAAGGAAAGATACTTCAGGAAAGGTGTGTGAACAACACGGTTGTAACTGTAGGACGAAGTTGGGTCTTGGGACAACTTGAGTCTGTAAATAATACTACTCAAGTTATCGGTTACTGTGCTATTGGATCAGTAACAGTTGCTCCTACTACTGCTGATACTGCATTAGGTGGAGAATATCTAAGACTAGCTATCGGTACATTTGTAACAACTGGTCTTACTAATAATCCCCCTTCATGGCAAGCTCAGACTAGCTTCTCTACAGCTCAGGGTAATACCACACTTGCAGAAGTGGGATTGTTTAATTCTTCGGCCACTGGCACTATGCTTGCTCATGCGACCTTCACAAGTTTCGTAAAAGCTACTTCAAATACTCTTAGCATCTCTTATACTATCAGTGGTTAGTGTATGAGTGACACCACTGCATTAGCTATAGTAGCTGCGGTTCCTGGAATAATTAGTACAATCTTGTCTTTTATTATTAAGTATAAACAAGGTATTAATCATCAGGAAGTTTCTGATAGGATAGATGTCCTTGAGTCAAATACTAATGGTAAAATGAATCAATTACTAGAAGTTACCGGGGCTTCAGAACATGCTAAAGGGGTCTTGGAAGGAAAGGCTGATGAAAGAAGCTCTAAATGATACACTTATTGCATATATAACAGCAGCATTTTCTTTTGCAGGTTTTGTTATCATGCTTATGATTAAAGTAACACAAGCAGAAGTAAAAAAAGATTTAGCAGTTCATACAGCCATTGATGAAGAAAAATTTGAACGAGTCAATGAGAAATTTGATGAAATTAAGGATCAACATAAAGAAATTCGTAACGCGTTAGAATATATTATTAAAACAAAAACATGATCAAAATCCCTCATAACTCTGGTCCCGGCATAGTGGTAGGAATCCCAACTCTTGGGCGGCCTGTGAATCTCAAATGGTCAATGGCGCTCAAAAGTATGACTCCTCCTATTAACTACAACTGTGTATTTCAAATTACGGAAGGAAAGGCCATAGATGTTGCACGTAATGAAATGGCAAAATACGCAGTTGAGGCTGGTGCTAAATATCTATTTTTCCTTGGTGATGATGTTGTTTGTCCTGGATATACTCTTCGACAACTCATCTTTCGTATGGAGCAAGATCCGACGTTGGGGGTGGTTGGCGGTGTGTATTGTGCCAAATGTGATCCTCCTGCTCCTTTGGTTTTTCGGGGTAACGGAGTAGGAAGTTATTGGGATTGGAAAATTGGTGAGTATTTTGAAGTAACTGGTCTGGGCATGGATTGCACATTGATAAGGACTGCTTGTCTGGCTGACCTAGCTGACCCCTTTTTCAGGACAATCGAGACAGACCAGTTTCTTGATGGTATTAACAATGCAGAGTCTTGGACAGAGGATTTGTACTTCTTTAATAAGTTGGCGATGACAAAGTGGAAGGTGATGTGTGATTCCTTTGTGATGTGTGAGCATTTTGACATCTACAGTGGAAAGACTTACACACTTCCAGTGGATTCACTACCAATGAGAAGGAAAGTAGCTAGGAAAGAAAAGAAACTGCTTCTTCTTGGCAAAGCTGATTATGATCATTCCGAAGCTGAAAAATACGACATAACCACGGCCGGCCCAGAAGATGGATATGATTACAGAGTTGACTATAAATCACTTCCTTTTGATGCTGGACAATTTGATTTAGTCCTACATGATGGAAATGCAGATGAGAGTGAAATACAGAGAGTTTCTAAGAAAGTAGCATAGATATGGCCCTTCCAGCAACATCCGTTTGGGAAGTAAGACCAACAGTAGGATCTGATACTAATGGAGGCGGATTTGATAGTACCGCAGGTGGAACAGACTACTCACAAACAAACTCAAAGAGAACTACAGGAAGTAACCAATCAACTACAGATCTTACAACAACGACTACGGGAGGTTTTACTTGTACTTCAGCAACTGCAAGTTTTACCTCAGCAATTACAGGAAACTTCATTTATCTGTTTGGCGGTACAGGGGGTACAGTTACAACTGGATGGTATTATGCCACTTATGCGACAGCTACAACAATCACACTTGACAGAAGTCCAGGAGCGGCCGCAACTTTAGTAACTATGAATATTGGTGGAGCACTGGCAACCGTAAGTCAGGCTTATACTAATTCTGTAGCAAGTGCAACTATTTATGTGAAAAATTCTGGTACCTATACTGTAACAGCTACACTTACGATTATTCTTGATTCTTCAGTTTCCCCGGGCCGACCATTAAGTATTATTGGTTACACAACAACTCGTGGGGATAATGGACAATTTACTTGGACTACAGCTACAAATTCCATCGATCTTATTTCTATAAGCTCTGGATCTACCCAAGGAAAGAATGTATTACTCCAAAATATAAACTTTACTACAACAGCTGGAACTAAAAAGAATGCTATTGAGTCTGCATCTAACTCTGTTAATAGTACAATGTTAATACTGATAAACTGTACTATTAATGGATTTCTAGTTGGAATAGAGGGTAACACTGCTGTTAATGGAGCATTTAATGGTCTTTATGTATATAATTCCCGTATAACTGGATGTTCTTCTCATGGTGTTCGCAATGGTGCCATGACATATATGTATGGATGCTGTATGGATGGGAATGGTGGAGATGGTTTTAATACCACTACTGCACCATTTCCTACTGCTGATTGTGGATGGGTTTTTGAAAGATGTATTTTTTATAATAATACATTGAATGGTCTTAATAGTGCAAATGATAACACATTAGCAAGTGCGTTGTCCCAATTCATTCTTTGTACTAATTGTATATTCTCTTCAAATACACAAGCAGGATTTCTATTAGAAGCTGCTATTTGTCCTCTACCTCAATTTAATAATTGCATCTTTGATAATAACACGACGTATGGAATTAATTTCGGTGGTACAAATGGAGCTGGTTGGGCACCTCCTCTTTGTATGTATAATAATGCCTTTAACCCTGGAGCTAATTCTCAAACAGCTACCCTTCATTGTGGAACAGGGACTAATCCAATTACTCTTACGGCTTCACCATTTGTAAATCCAAGTATTGGTAATTTCGCTCTTAATACAAATGCGGGCGGTGGGGCACTCCTAAATGGCCTTGGATTTCCAGGAATTCTAAACTATGGTGGAACTGGTTATAGTTCTGTAGGTGCATTAGAAGTACAAGCAGGTGTAGCAACTGTTCCTCTTACTGTATCTATCCAAGACCCTCTTTGGTATGGTGTCTAATTGCCAACTCCTATTACACAGTCGCAGCAAGATACATTAGATGTATTTAGTCTAATAGATTCTGCGACAGTTGTTTTAGGACTTCTTGAGAATTTACCAACAGATGGTCTTAGTCTCTCTGATGCAGAAGTAGTAACTCTAGGTCTTAATCCTCCAGATGTTAGTACGGCCACAGATACTCTTGCACTAAGTGATAATCTAAATGGTCTTACACTTGGCCTTATCATTAACTGTAGTGATGGAATTACTCTCACAGATACGGTTACTTTTGGTGGCCCGAATATTTCACTTGGCCTTACAGATACACTTTCTCTTTCTGATTCTCTCACTGCTGTAGTTGGCCTCAATATTCTCTTTAATGAGACTCTTACCCTTTCTGATGTCCTTGGAAGCGCATCAGGATATGGAGCAAGTTTCTCAGATACACTGGCTCTTTCAGATCAGATTCAAATTGATCTTGTTGGTGGGAATTTCCAAGTTTCTGCTGTTGATACATTAGTTCTTTCTGATACTGTTGGATTAACTTTAAGTTGTCTATTTGGTTTTACAGATGTAAATATTCTTTCTGATTCTACTTCTGTTGCTGCTCCATTTTTGGTTAGTGAATCAGATACATTAAGTTTATCAGATCATGTTGCTTTTGCATCTCCCATCACTGGATTTAATGTAGGGGATAGCCTACTTCTTACAGAAAGAACTCAATTAAATTTACAAAATCTTTATAACTTCCAAGATAGTTTTACTCTTACAGATAATGTACAGATTCACATAGGGTTTACAAGTTTAGCCCTAGCCGACAGTTTGTCCCTATCTGACAGTGTTGCACTTAACTTAGTATTTGATATTCAGATTAATCACGGAGACACCCTCTCTCTGGCTGATGGGCCGCCCGAGCTTCTACTAGATACAGATTTTATAGATTATTTAAGGAGATACCTCAATGACGTCATCAACTAATTTTAGAACTGATAGAAATAATAATCCCACCGCTATGATAATGGAAATGGCTTCAGAAGGAGGACTTGTACTGGGTACCGACTATGTGCAAGGTGACCCTTTTACTTCTGGAACTCAGACTTTCTATACAGCTAAATTGTTAGGAGATCCCATTGCTCTCACTATTAAAGTTATCGATGAATTGGGTTTCTATACGGCGGCCCCTCACGCTCGTTGGACTTATATTGCTATACCTTATGATATTTGGTTGTCTCTTACTCCTAATCAGAAACAATATGTAATAGGATTTATGTATGGACAAGAGGGGGGAACTGAGATGAAATCCCTATTTAAGCCTCTTGATACTCCCACACCTATTGGAATACACATAGCAGATACAGTGACACTTGGTGATAAAGTAGGTTAGCTTTGAATCTCACACATCTCAGTTACCCATTGGGGTGGACCCCTTCTGCTGATGCAGTTAATGGAGATCCCAC